TAACTTATGTTTGTATCAATTCCTAACTTTGAAACTCCCAAAATCCATGCTCCGGTTTCTGCCGGAGATAGTCCTATAAACCAATTCCAACTCTTATTTGTAGCATCTACTGTGTGTTTTATCCTCTCAATAAACAATTCAAATGTTTCAGTTGTACCTGCTCCTGTTGTTACCTTAGCCTCAACAAAACTACCTAGATCAAGCCCAAGAGCTTTTGTCCAGAGGCTAGTGTTTGCTTTGGGAGTAAAAGATAAAGATTCAATTCTTGTTTGTGGAATATCATTTGCAACAACTAATTGTTCAGCAATACTCAATACATTTGCATCAGAAACATTCAAAGTGCCTGATTGTGTAAGAACATTACTACCAAATCTATCTACTGAATCGGAACTAACTGCTGTTTGTTTACTACCACCTGTTCTTGTTCTTTGTACAGTATTGACAATTTTATCATCATCAAAACTGCTTTTTATATCAACATAGTTGAGTTCTCCAACTCCCTGACCGAAAGTAGCTGCTGGAGTAGTTGTATTAGTCAATCTGAAGTTTCTATCTCTAAATGTTGCTTTACCATCTGCTGCTATGAAAAATGTACCATTTTCAGCCAACTCAACAGCTCTCAAAGCTGCAAGTACAGTATCTGTTGATGGCTGTACTTGTACCTCTAATTGACCTGTTGATATTTGCTGTTCACTATATCCAAATGAATCAAGAATATTTTTTACTCTTACTGATGATAATTCTTGTGCTTGTGTAAGTGTAAGTCGTGTTGTAACGCCAAGAGTTGATATTCCTAGATTCCAACCAAAACCATCTAATGTTGTATTGTTGAATAATTTAAAAGCATCTATACATTTGATTTTGACTTCTGCATCTGTTCCCTGTCCGGGATAATTAGCTGGAAAGTTCTCAACGAAACCAGAAAAGATTATGTAAGTTGTTCCACCAAAAGCAGCTTTTATTCTTATTTTTTTAAGTGGCTGTACTTTAGATCTGTTGTTTGTTGAATCATAATAATGTGTTGTTTGATTAGGAGAGAATCTATTATCTCTGTTATCTAATACAACAGTTGCACTTCCCGGATTGAACTGTGATAAGTTTGTTGCCCTACCTCTCTGAATACTGAATCTTCTAAGAAAAGCAGAAACATCTGTATAAGTTTGTGATGAATCCAAAGGATTAGAGTCAAACGCTATTTCAACTGTAAGCGTTACATTAGAATCAAATGCAACACTCATTAGACTATTGAGAAACCTTTTTTGTTTACACTCTTTTGTGTTGTAGTTAAAAAGTCCTCTGCTGTATCTGAAAGCTCTACAACAACTCTTACTTCTTGATTACCATTTCTTTTTCCTGTTTCTGCTCCAAAAATATTATCTTGATCTGAAACAAATGGATTATCTCCGGGAGTTGGATCTGGTGGTATAAAAGGATCTGGAGTATCATCTCTTTCCTCTAAACCAAAATCCGATAAATCAAATGTTTGTCTTTCTAACTCTCTAAACAATCGTAAAGCATTTGCAACCTCATCAGCTAATTCCTGTGTTTTTTTCCTGTTTCTTTCTTTTGCAGCAGCATTTGCATCAAGATCTCCTATTTCTCCTATGAGCTGATTTCTTACTTGTTTTCTTTTTGCCTCTTCTCTTGCAAGAGCTGCTGTTAATTTATCTTCTGCTAATTCCAATCTTTCTCTTGCTGCAATAAGTAAAGGAGAATCGTTTATCAATTCATCTTCAACTAACGCTAGTTCGGCTTGTGCTAAAGCTAACTCTGCTGTTACATTTTTGCCTGACTCTTGTGCTCTAGTTAAAATACCAATTTGTGTAGTAAGTTCATTTTTTCTTACTGCTGCCTCTGCATCTCTAAGATTCTCTTCAAGTGTCAATCTAGCCACATCTCTTGCAGCTTGGTTTCTAAGTTGTGTTGCCTCTGCAACATCTGCTGCACCTGTGGCAATAAGTTGTTGTAATTTAGCTCTCTCTGATTCTATTGCAATATTTGTAAGCAATAATGAGTTTTGTTCTCCAAATATTGGATTGACTTTAAATTTAAGTGTATCAGCTAATTTCTTTTGTTGTACTTCATTTGTTAATGTTCCAAGTCTTGTTTTTTGCTGACTTATAAAAAGACCAATATTTGCCTTTCTAATACCTCCTAAAACATTAACAAAATCTTGTGAAAATCCTGTTGAGTTAAATATTTGTACTGATTGTTCGTTAAGAACTTCATTTGTATCTTCAGTTGCTTTTAAAAACTCTTCTTGTGCATCAGCATTACCTCTCAATGCTTTTTGTCCTAAGATATAATCTCTGACAAGATTAGTAAAAATGTTTCCTGCCTCTTCTGTCGCATCAATGCTTAAAAGTATTGCATCATTTATAAATCCAAATCCTTTCACAACTGCTGGGCTCACATCCTCAACAAAGTTGTTAAATATATTCAAAAGCTCTCCTGCTGCTGGTAAGAGTTCTGCACCTACCTCCTCTTTGAGTTCTGTTGTGGCTGCTCTTGTTTGAAGAAGTTGTGCTGCAAAACCCTCTGACTCTCTTTCTGCGTTACCGATCTGAACTGCTGCTTTTTCAAATATAAGTTCTGTTGTTGCAAGAGCTTTGTCTTGTATAGTCAATGCTGCAACTGTATCAGCCAATCCCATGTTCAATGCTTTTTGTTGTACTTCAACTTCCAGCAGTTTTATTCCATAGGTGGCAAGTGATTCTCGCTCTCCCACAATCGCATTACGAAATGCTTGAAGTACCGGAAGAGCTCCCTGACTGACATTATTAAAAGAGGCAATATCTCCTGCAAGAGTAAATAATCTTGAAGATAGATCTGCTGACTCTGATTGTGTAAAACCTATACCCTGTGCCACAGCACCAAAAACACCTACAAGCTGTTTTGCCTCTGATGTAGTCAAACCGAAAAGATTTGCATTTTTGGAGAGTTCTTCTCCTAGTTTTGCTGCCTCATCTCCAAATGTAGTTCCAAATGCACCTGATGCCTCTTGAGCTGCACTAGCTGCCTGAATAGATGCTAAAGAGAAATCAAGAAGTTGTTTTCCTGCGAATAAAGCTGCACCTGCTATTGCACCCTTAGAAAGAGATGACATTCCTGCTGCAAATTGTTTATTTGATTTTGCAGTATTTTTTACAGTTGTATCAACCTTTTTTGTACTTCTGGAGAAATCATCTAGTTGCCTACCGGCTTTATCAACTCCGATAAGTTTCATTATAAGTTCTAGTGATGCTCTTGCCATTATTTCCTAAGTTTCTGCTTTGCTCTTGCCTCTGTCAATGCCTTTTGTTCTTTTTTCTGCTTATCTAAGTAGTATAGTTTCCAAGACTCAAATTCTCTAACTGACATTGATTTCCTCATGGTATCAACTGTCATACCTAGATCCATAGCTAAACGAAACTCAAATGCAAGTTCTTTATTGTTCAGGAAACTGTTCGGCTATATCAGCCTGTTCCCCCTTTGTCCAAGCCATACATTGATAGATACCCATAATTATCTTATCTATCATTGCTGGTGTAGCTTTTTCATAGAACTTATCAACATCAGACAAACTTTCTAACTCTGGATCTTTCAATCCTTTCATTAAGAGTTCTTTTTCAAATTGTGTGTCATCTCTGACACCATTCTCATCTTCTGCTATTTTGTTGATTTCAACTGCATCTGCTTTACTTAATCCCTGAACAACAACCGATACTTCCCATTCCGGGAGTTCTATTTCTTTTGTTGGTAAATCAGGAGCATTCTGAATATCATCCAGCTTAAGTCTTTTCATATAGATCTCCTTTTATTGTTAATCTATATTTTAAGCACTTCCCTCTGTAACATCGCCTGTAATTTGGAAAGCTGCTGAAAAACCAACCGCCCCTCCGATATCAGGTGTTCTGTCATAAGAGGTTAGAATTGCTTTACCACTAGCCTTTGGATTTCCTCCGGTAGTTCCTATTGGATAGAACTCAAAATCAACTTCTGATCCTAGAATACCTGTTAAATAACCATTGACTGTTGCATCAAAGCTACCAGATAAGGTTATCGTACCATCAGTCAAACCAGATACGAAAGCCTTACTAGAATTTGAAAAAGCCGATACCTCTGCAACATCTGCTGTTCTTGATACTGCAACATCAGTTAAGACATTAGATACATCTCTTAATGTTCCTCCAGAATCATCAAACTTAAATGCTGCATTCTTTCCATGTGTAAATGTAGGCATTATTCTCCTTTATTATCCCTGTCCAAAACTAATAGCAACTGTAAAACTAGGAGTTGATCCTCCTATTGTTAATACAGCTCTTGCATATCGTGCTGGATTGCTTGTACTTGTTTTAAATTCAGATCCTACTGCTGTTTTCTGTGCAAATGTTATGTAATCAGAAAACGAGGCATTATCTGCACTTGTTTGTATTTTGGCATCTAATGTTGGAGAAGTACCACTTGCTGCTATTACATGCAAACTTCCTCCACCTCCATTTGTACCTGCTGCTCCAAAATCAACTGATGTTTCAGTTGATGTGGTAGTAAAAGCTGCTGGAGCTACAAGACTTTTACCATCAAAAAAATCATCACTAAACTGAAAAGCTACTGCTATTGATACAACTCCTCCAACATCTGCTGATCTATCGTAAGATGTTTCTATAACCTTACCTAGTGTTGCTGGATTGCCTCTTGTATATCCTGTCGGAGCTATTGAGAAAGCAGAGCCTGTACTTCCTAATTGTGCTAAAAATTCAGCATCAGAATCAGGCGAAGATGTTTCAAAATAACCAGATGCAGTTGCAGTACCATCTTTCAAACCTGCAATATAAGTCTTACTACTTGTTGAAAATGTACTTGTTTCAGCAACATCAGATGTTAAAGAAACAGATACATCAGAAAGAGTTGTACTCAAGTTTGTATTATCTAGTAATACAACTGCATCTTTTCCATGACTGAAAGTAGGCATTATTCAGTTACCTCCCACGCCTCATTTTCAGGAGTTTCTGGATCATCTGCCTTAAAACTACCATCCTCATTTCTAGCTCTTTTTTTAGTTGTTTTAGTTTTCTTTGCACTATCAAATTTTACTGCTGCATTATTCTTTATCAAACTTTTGGCTATTTTATCTGGAACATCTACAACATCTCCCGGCTCAACTCTTTTTTCTTCTTTGCCATCTGGATAGTTACTTCCTACTAATATTTCTATTTTCATCCTATTACCTCAATATTAAATGTTACTCCGAGATATACAGTACCCTGTGATACTTCGTACTCTCCATAATCTGTTGCTGATACCACTCTAGCAGACATTGCTGCACCTCCCAATGTTGA